CTGAATTGTTATTTTTATTTTGGTCTACAGGTCTGTTAGAATAGACTGGTGAAGTGTTTGAACCATAGGATGGTAATCTATATTGTTGATTTGAAACACCACTACCATATTCAACATCTACAGGGTCTCCCCATCCAATACCACCACCACCTGTTTTCTTTGATTTACATACACCATCTACATAGATTCCACCAATTAATTTACAACAATCTGCAGTGATTGGTTTTCCTGATAGAGAAATCATGATAAAATTTAATACTGAACCATATGCTACAATATCTGTTGGACAACCAAAATTACTACCAGGTAATGATTCATTAACAACATTATAAAAATCAATATCGGTGATTCTAAATAATTCTACCTTTGTGGTTCTATCTAAAGAATTGGGAGAGTAATCCTGAATTTTATTAACCCTATAATAACCATTATTCAATAGAATTATATCCCTAAAATCAAAATCTCTAATATCTTTGGGGGTTAGATAGAAATATGCAATAACCAATTTACTGTTGATGTCCTCAAGTTCATTTAGAGTAGATTGATAGAATTGATTTACAAGAGTATTCTCAGGATAGTTTGGTGAATTCCAATAAATCTTTTTTGTTGGGCCAAAACCTAAGTCATACTCAGCATTTCTTGGTTCATCCCACATACCACAATATGGATATTGAGTATATGTCGCAACACTAGACGTTGGGGTGTTCTGTAATAAAAATTCCCCATTTTTAAGACCAGTGTAGAATAAGATTCTTGGTTTAACTTTCTTAGGTTTAACATTATTTGAACTATCAACCTCAGCGAAAAATGGTGCTACCTTATTGTCATACAAATATAAATCAGTATCAGGAGTAGATGCAAATGATACTGAAATTTCTTTTGATTCATTTGAGAAATCATTTAAGAATTCAAGGGAATAATTACCATAAATCTCTTGAGATTCTTCCGTATATTTCTTGTTTATATAATCATCATCTTCTTGATATTTGAACTCATATCTACTAACATCCAATTCACTCATTGGAACTTGTATAACATCAAATTTCTCATCAAGTAATGGTGTCCAATCCTTAACCTTTTTTCTTGAATTATAGAACAAATCTCGTGGTTCTATGATAATATCCCCAATCTTATTGGGATTGTCCATTACAATCAAATTAAACATCTTAACAATTGATAAGAAAAAGTCCTTCATCTTAAGTTTTGGAAGGATTTGATTCATATTGATGTTAATGTTTGGATTTGTAATTGTATTTGAACTTGGCTTAACCTCCAAATAGTTAGCTGATGACCCATATTGATTATTCTTAATCAATGCTGTCATGTATATCTTATTATCATTTAAAATACCTTTCCATCTTAAATCAGATTCAGGTTGTAAATTAAATTTAATAGCAATCTGTTCACCAGATTGTAGATATACATTTGGAATATCCATACTGATACTCTGTTCGTTTCCTATATCATACCATGGCGAACTATGATTGTTAGGACTTGGGGCAAATCTTGTTGAACAATAATCGGGATATGGAGCCCATTGTATGGCAGACCATGTACCACTTAAATCTTTCTTATAAATTGCTGCACAATATCCAATTTCCCCACTTTGATATTCAATGTCATTACCATTCTTATGAATATATTTCATAACGAATGTCATCTCAAATGTTATATCATAAAATCCATCTTCCGTACAAGTATATTTGGATGTGTTAACATCCCATCTATTACCAGGGTCTTGCATGTCTATATCTAATACACTACCCGTTTCCTTTTGTAATGGGAAGAAAAAATTAATACCAGTAGATAAAGATTGATTACTATAATACCATCCCCTTTTCAATACAGGGGAAACCATTCTAAATCCTGTAATACCTGCTGAGGCATTATATGCACCTAAAGCATTATTTAATTGAGGTGACCATTCGGGAAAAATATTTTGAACACCAACAACAGTTGTTAATCCTGTTAATTCATCTTCAGAATATTGTAATTTATCATTGGTGAATGGAATGATTAGGGATTTAAAATAATCTGTTTCAAAAAACTTTGATGTATATGAATATCCTGCAAATTCAAATAACTTATCTATAACTGTTTTGGCATATACAGCAGGGAACATATCATATACAAATGTAACAGTACCTGCACTTGATGAATTTGCGTAATTAATAAATGGGTATACATATCCCTCACCCAATCCTGTAGAGTCGAACCAATTATCATTTTTTCTAATTGTATAATCCCAAGAGTTTTGAATTGCTGTGATATTTCTTTCGTGGTTATATTCACTTAAATCCAATTCTGTCAAATAATAATCACCCATATTGAATAATAAGTTTTTCAATACCCCCGTGATAATGATTTCATATTCAACTAAATTCTGATTGGTAATAACCCTTAATAATTGCAAATTACCTGTAAAAACTTCCTCGTAATTGATTAAAATTGATACGGGGATAGCAATCTTCGGATTGTAAGAACTAACACTTAAATCAATGTTTAATTCAAATATGTTCTTAAAAAACTCATTGTTATTTTGAGTTCCTGGTAATATGATAGTTTTTGAAAATGATGTTGACCTTGTGGTGATATCTGTAATATCAGTAATTTGATAATTCAATGACAGATTAAAATCTGCATAAGTATCAAGTTCAATCTTATTTGCAATTATTTGAAATTGGTTAAAAGCCATAATTAGAATCTATATTCGTTATTGCTTACTCTCACATTGAATGTATATGAGAATAAATCTTCATTTATTGTTTTAAATAATTCAACCTCTTTCTGTGCTATATGACATTGGAATAATCTATTTTCAGGGGTTTGAATATAAACTGAAGCTGATTGCATTAAATCATCCATTAAAGTTGTCTCAAACTGATATAACCAACCACTATTAAGTATAAATGACTTTCTTGATTTAATGTAGAAATTTTTCTCCCCATTTCCATAATCATAGTATTGGAACGTGTTGTCATTCCAATTACCCTCTTGTTTGTAGTAGGTTTGTCGTTCTACCTCAATGTTGGTTCTTGATTTATAAATAAATGGATATGATATGAATGAACCATATTTGTCTTTCCACATTAGGTGGTAGATTTCATACATAGAACAATCATTATTTAATTTAAAACAAATACTATTGGTTCTTTGAGCATATGTACTTGGTGCAACAGGTTCTGTGGCATAAACGATATAATTATCCACAGAACCTGAATAACTACTGAATGTCCCACTTACATCTGTATAACTTGAATCAGCAATTTGTTGTAATCCTATTGGGGAATAAAAATCAGTTTGTGTACTTGATGATTTGGGAATATAAACTGACCCTAATGTTGTGTTTGCCGAGTTTTTAAAGGTATATAAAACACCATCAACATATGTATTAACAGTTGTATGAGTTAATAGGAATCCAATGGTTGATTCTTCAATTCTATAACAAGTTGTTCCTGATAAAATTGTTGATATATTATTTTCTGAGAAATTTCTAATTTGAACTACATATGGGTCATATGCTGTCAATGAATAATCTGCTTTGTCAATATGCGAATTATACACATATTTCCCTGTTAGTTTCAACTCTGTTGGGAATTCAGTTATTCTACCATCAGCATATGTTATTGAACCAGGAATTGCAACTGTGCTACTTACCCAGGGGATATCCGTTAAAACAACCACACCTGTACCAGGTATATAATTTACGGCAACAACATTTGCCGTTCTATTATATGATGGTCTTGGAACACCATAGATATAACCACCTTCAGCAGGTGTACTACCTTGCCATCCCTTAACTGTAACCAAACCATTTGGTGTAACACTTTGAATGGTTGTAACACCATTATAATAAGGGAATGTTTCTTGACCTGTAACAGTGATTTGCTGACCTGTTAAGAACGAATGTGGTGTTGTACCTGTAAATCCTACATTGGATGCAAAATAGTTATCCACATATGGCCATTGGACAACATCCTGTAATACATTAATTGTATCCCCAATTTGAAATGGTACATCAGACGTACTTGTCATTCCTGTGGCTACAAATCCAGCAGTGTAACCACTGAAATAATTGTCATCAAATCTAAAATTATAAATCTGTTGAGTACCACAATATATGTCATAACCAAACATTGTATTTGGCCCATCATATGATAAAGCATAATCAATTGTCTGTCCCGTTAAATCTTGAGTTACAAAATCCTTTAATGATGTTGATAAATCAATTTTACCATATCCTTCCAAATCAGGTTCTAACTTCCATTTCAATACTTTTGAACAAGTAAATCCTGAAGCTCCAAATGGTGCATTGGGGATTAGGTCAATTGCAAAACTGGTTGATGATACAACTGCTTGTACAATATAATATCCTGTAAATTCATTAGAGTTAATTGAATCGTCAATTAGTACTGTATCCCCAACTTTAAAGTCATGTGCTGTTGTTGAGTTTAATAATGTATATACGTCAGTGTTAATATTGACTGAAGTGTCCGCTGATATTGTAACTGTATCCCAAACTACATTCACCAAATATTTAAATTGTTGTTGGGTGGTATAGCCTGAAGAATATATTTTAAGTGGAACTGCTGAATAAGCTCCCATATAATCGTGTGGCTGTGTTATTGCAGATAATGACATAATTTTTTAATTAAATATTCTTAGTTATTAAGTGTTTTTATTTGGTTTTAAATTGCTCTTTTACGTTATTAAGTATTTTTTCAACCAACTCGTCCTCAAATTTATTAACCCATCTAGATTTATATTCAATTGTTCTAATTGTCTTGGTAATTACATTGGTTGGTTTTAAACCATATCTGAATATTGTCCACCTACTTGCATATGCAACTTCTTTAGGTAATCCCTTTGTTCTAGCCCATTGTAATAATGGTCTGATTGGTGGTGGTTTTTGTTTATACGAATATGGGGTTCTAAATCTTCTTTCTGTACCACTAACCCCCTTATCAATAAAGTTAAGGTAGAATTCAGAATTTAATTGAATATCTACCACATCTTTTCTTCTTGTGATTAACTTATAATTGATGGACTTATCTAATCTACCTGACGCATATTTTGCATATGGTCTAATATCACGTAATTGTTCTCTTAAGGTCTTAACCCAAAGTTTACCAAATTCCTCATATGCTTGTCTGGTGACTAGTTGTTTTGCCATTAATAAATTAAATTAACACAAGGACAAGTTATTACCACATTGGTTATGGTAAATGCTGTTATAGATTCCCCTGATTGTAATTCAGGTTGGAAGTTCCAAGTTAATTGATGAGCATCTTCAGGGAATATTCTCATTCCACTATATTCAGTTCCCAAATCTCCTGACATTTCACCATAGAATTCATAGTTACAAATAGCATTAGCTGAACTAGTGTACCCTGAATCATTCCATAAACTTGCTCTAATTTTTGTATCACTAATTAATTCCCCTTGAACATATTGTGTAGTTATTACAGGACAAGTAGTGGTTGTGGTTGTCACAATTGGAAATGGGGATGCTGGTATAATACAATTGACTTGTTTTAATCTAAAGACAATTCTCCCCACAACACCTGTTGATTTGTCTGTGGTTTCATCAATTACAGGATAAAAACTAACGTCTTGTGAAAATAAAACACCATATTGTCCCCAATATTGTTGAATTTCTGTTACAAGGTCTTGAAGGATTTGTACCATGTCTGATAAAATCTCTTGTGAGTTATCTGAATTAAATCCATTCACATTTAGGTAGTTCTCTTGGATATTAATCTTATCCATAAACATTACGGAAAATGAGAACTCAGGGATTGAACTTCTAATATTGGTTGCAGTTGAAATAAGACCATCCTCATTCATTGTAACCCACATATAGGGGAAATCCATCTGTCTTGATGTTCCGATGTCGTAGGGTTCACCAAAACCAAAATCTTTCAACATATAGTGTCTGTTTGAAAAATCTTCAAACCACGATATAAGTTGATTTAGGGTAATAATATTTGTTGCCATTATAAACTATTTTTATCTTGTATGTCTTTTATATTTTTAAAATACGATAACCAGTTTAAACAGGATATGTAATTTTTCTTGTATATTTCTTCTTCAGGTTCATTCAATTTTGTCATTAATGCATAAACAAAATCTAACCATTTATATCTTTCATCTAATTTCTTTGCCTCACCCAATTTTTTAGCAAATTTGCTGTCAGAGTCCTTTACTGGTCTACTTCTTTTGTAGAGTCCAGCATATTGGGATTGAATGAAACTCCTCCAACTAAAAAAAAATTGAATATATGGTGTATTTCTGAAATTTTTACCTGATTGAATTTATCGGTTCTATTTAACATTTCTGTTGTGAACTTCTCAAAACTACCATTATCTTTCTTTTTTCTTAAGAATAG